ATAAATATCATCCCTCTATTTTTAACAAATGCCTTTTTCTTTTTGTGCTGATTCATTGTAGATTGTTCACGTAACTGCTGTGTGTATTCTGCATTGTAAATTAAATTGTATTCTGCTAATTTATCAATCCAGTATTGTTCTTCTTGCAAGTTGACGTGATGATGTCCTGTCCACCCCGGAGGAGCATAAGTCATTGCTATTACGTTACACCGCTGAAAAGCTTGCATGTAATTTGGAATAAATTCTTCGTACACATGTTCGACAAATTCTACACTCCATCCTAAGTCATACTGCTCTGTTAATGGAGCAGGACCTGTGGTGAAGTCGTGAATTATAAAATTGTTTGGATTATATCGATTTAAAGTATAATCGCCATCTACTCCTGTTACTGTAAGATTGTGCGATTCTGCAAGTTCGACCATGCCACCTGGGCCGCAGCCAATATCTAGATATGTTTTAGCATTAAATTTACTCTTTAACCATAATAAAGCACCTTCATCTAAATGTGTTTTATTGAGGTGGCCGCCTAAGTGATCTTCTAACATTAACTATCCTTATACTTTTTATATATATCTAAGTACTTATCAGTAGTTTTTTGTTCGCCTTTTAGAGTTAAGAATACACTGTTGCTTTTATTCTTACCAATGCTCATCCAAGTTCTAGGCAATGCTTGATAATTACATTTGTCTGCTAGGGCGTTTAACACTAATTGATCGCGGCCCCACTTCCAGTCGTCTACTGGAATACTGCATAGTTCTTTTATATACTCTTCTCTAAATCCAGTGTCATGAAATACGACAAACCCAGCGAGCCACCTAGCTTCCTTAGGATGTTGTAGTATGTGCTGTTGCGAAAATAGTCTAGAAAATTCAATATCATTTATAGTTCTAGTGCAAATGCTATCTGCATCTATCATTATTACTTTTTCGTTTTTTCTAAATTTACTATCGGCTGCAACAAATCTAGCACTTTGTAGATAAGCTATTTTAGATTCGTCGTTTAAAAATTCTCTTGTTTCAGTAGTAATACTTACGTTAGCAAGAGAATTCTCAACTGTAGGATTTACAATGTGACAGTGTAATACTACTCTTGGGTTATAACGATGAATACTATTTAATAATGGCACAGCCCAATCATCATAGTAAGATTGGTCGCACCCTATAAGAATATTACAAGGATGCATCTTCCATTCCTGCTACTCTAAGTTTAACAACGTTTGTAATTTGCCACTGCTTTTGATCAAGTCCTTTTAAAAGGCCCAACCATTTATTGCGCACTAGTGCAAACTCGTTAATAATCTTTTCGTAGTCAACAACATCGGATTCACCGTCAACATATTTCTCAACATCACGACTCGACAAAGCTCGTTGATAGTTCTCGAGATATTTTTTAAAGTATGAGCTGCGCAATCTACGCAGCTCAATATTTAAGTAGTATAGGATTGCTTCGATTTCTTGAAGCTGATTGAAACGCTGTTCAACAATGCCGGGCATTTCTGCCGCGGCACGTTCAACATTACCTTTGAGTTTTACATCTAGACGACCTTGTATCAGTTCGTCTTCAAAGAACTGTACAGCACTTGGTATCTTCGATATGTCTCTTGATACTTCGCTATACCAACCCATTATTCATCCCACTCAGTTTCTTCGTCAAGTTCATCTTCATCAAGATCTAGATAATACGATATAGCGGCATCTAGTGTTGAATCAGTGCCAACAAGATCAGTAAAAGTTTCGTCACTAACCCCGTAGTCTGCCATTAAATCAATAAATCTTTCGGCAGCCATTTCTACATGTTTCTTGTCAAGATATTCTTTAAACATCATCCAAACGTCTGCTAACTTTTCATCATCCATTACTATTTTTACTCCGCTATGTTTTCATCAATAAGATCTGCATCAATATTTACTGCATCATCGGTATTTACCACAGGCTTCATTTTCTCGTCATATTCTGACATAATCAAGTCGAGCTTTCCGCCCACCATCCATGCTTTGCGATATTCAAGAACTTCTTCGCCTGCTAGATTAATGTACTTGAGTCGATTACCTTGTTTAACTAACAAGCCCTTCTTCTCAAACAATTCAACTAACCCACTGTATGGATTCATACCAGTTTCATAAGGAATTTTAACTTGCACACCTTCAAAAGGTTTTGAGTAGCGAGTCTTCATTACTTTGCAACCAGCACGTATGCCCATAACTTCTGAGATCTTATTGCCGTCTTCATCTTCTTTCAACTTCATCTTCTTCATTGCAACAACAATACTTGATGCATAGATAAAGCCTGAGCCACCACTGATCTTATCATCTGGATCAAACATATCCTGCGATGCATAAGTGTGGTTAGTACATACCAAACCTACGTTAAGCGAGCCAATCATATTAACAGTATTACGGACTAATGAAGTTAGTGCTTTAGGCTTACGACCCATATCACCTTTCATATCACCTTTGTTAAACTGATCAACATCAGTAGGCGTTAGTAACATACCCAACGAATCAACTACAAACAATACTTTAGGACGATCTTCTTCGTCCATAGCACGATACTCTGTAATAAATGTTGAGATAGTTTTTGCTACATCATCAATCATTGACATGTTTAGCTTGAGTAACTTCTCTGGACTAGTGTCAACTTGTAGAGCCTGTAACCAGCTTTCGTCAAGTGCGTTCTCTGAGTCAATTAGTACTACAAAGATACCTTGATCCTGTGCGTCTTTTACAATGTTACCTGAACAGAAATAACTCTTACCTGCTCCTGATTCACCTGCAAACACAGTAACCTTACCTAGTGGGACACCTCTATGAAAGTTGCCTGAGATAAGATAGTTTAGTGCATATGATCCTGTACTGATCCAATCAGTAGGATCGTTAAATCCAGTACTCATGCCTGAGATACTTTTAGTCAAGTCCTTACGGAACTTGCTAACATCAAATGATTTAGCCATGTTTTCTCCTAATAAGCTGTAATGTAAAAAGAGTTGCTACATTACATAGCAACACTTTTCAGTTGCTATTAACCTTGTTGACGTGAGCGGATCATTGCTAGAATGTCACTTGCTCCACCTGCTGCTTCTGCTGCCGGTGCTGCCTCTGGTGCAATAGCTGCTTCTGCTACTTTTACATCTGCTTCAAAAGGTGCTTCTGCCGCTGGTGTTGCCGCTGGTGTTGCTGGGGCACTTTGACTTACAGCCGTTGCTCCTGCACTTGCTGCTTTCTGCGGATCACCTGTACGTGCTTGCATGCCTGCTGGTCGGAAGTATTGTGACCAACGATCTGGATCGTATGCTTCACCATCTACCGATGCTTCAAACATTTCCTGCATTACTTTAATAGCAGTTGCGTCTGGCTTCTTAGGAAGGAAGTCTGACAAATTAAACAATCCATGCGTATTGACTGCTTGCATATCAGCATCACCTAGTGGACGATCTCTACGAGCCCAGTTTGATGTGCCATAATCTGCATATCCGCCTTTGGATGTTTTGTTTAGACGGAAGTCTACACCAGCAGTATAATCTGTTGGTAATTCTTCCATGTCTGGATCCATTAGTGCAGCCTTAATGATCTGGAAGATCTGTGGGCCAATAATAAAGCGTCGGATTGGATTCTCCGGTGCCTGATCATCTGTTAATGGATTGTCTGTTACAAAGCCTTGGAAAATATACGAACGCTTTTTCCAGTACTTACGACCCATATCTTCTAGTGAAGGGTCTTTAAACCAGCCACGTACTTCTTGTAGGATCGAGCAGCTTTCGCCATACATTTCCATGCAAGGTACTTGTACCTGTACTGGACGTGATGCCGTATCTCCTTTGACTCCTGCAAAAGGTAGCTTAATCATCAAACGTTCTTTCCAGAAGAAAGTGTTGTCACCGTCTCCGTCAGGTAAGAAACGCATCGTTGCTGATTCGCCTTCTTTGATATTCCAAAATGGGTAAATTGGGTTTGGACCTTGTGGTCCTCGGTTTCCGTTTGCGCCTGCTTCTTGTTCTTTGAGCTTGGCTCGGATTTCTGCTAATGATGCCATAGTTAAATGCCTCCTGGTTGTTATTGCCTATGTGCAGATAATACATTATGTACTATCTAGTGCCTGTTTTGTTTTATAGCACAGTTATTATTGTACTATACTTTATTTATCTTGTCAAGTGTTTTTTGTGATTTATTTTGATTAATT